GACCGTTGCGACTACGCTGCCTGTCGCTGTGCAGGGGACACCGGGTGTCTCTGTGCAAAATACTCCAGGGGTTACTGTCCAAAATACACCTGCAGTAACGGTGCAGTCGGTGGCGACGACGGTGCCTGTCAATGTTACAGGGTTCGCGACGACGGCTCCGGTTACGATCCAAAATACACCGACGGTTACGCTAGGTGCGGGCGCGAATGCTATTGGCTCGATCACAAATACCAGTTTTGGCGTTAGCGGCAGTCTGCCAGCAGGGGCAAATACGATCGGCGCGTTTATCGGTCAACGTGCTTTTGAAGCGTATCTGACGATTACACGCCCAGCGAACACGACTGCGTATGCGGCGGGTCAGGTGATCTCTACTGCGACGAGTGGGCTCACCGCTTTTCCGACGTTTGCGCTTGGGATTGGGAACTCGACATGGGCACAGATTCAGAACATCTCAATTATTTCCAATAATGGCAGTGCCAGCACAAAAGGACAGTTTTCGGCGTATTTGTTTAACACCCCGAGCCCGAGCGGAGGTGGATTTAACGATGCCTCGACGTTTGCGCCGACTGCTGCGGCGTTAGCAGCGACCGGCAGCGATTTTGCGGCGACGATACCGGCGTCTCTATCGCTTGGTACTGCGGCGTATGGATATGTGCTCTCAAACGATACGCGCTTTGTGCAGACGGATGCAAGTGGTAATGTATACCCGGCGATTGTCCTCAACAATGCATACACTCCGGCAAGCGCGGAGACGATTACGATCAAAGTCTCAGGTTTGTATTAATGCTGCGACGACTGTTCGCAATGCTTGTGCTTATGTTGGTGCCAACTTCGGCGCTGGCTTTTCGACATGTCCCGCAAAAAAAGCTTGTGCTCGATACGATTGCTGAGCCTGTACTTTCGGCGTACTCGTTGCGTCTCGTTCGTACGGGATACACAGGACCGGCGATCAATGTGATTCGCTCAAGCGATAGTGCCGCAAAAGACATCTATTTTGCGCGCAACGGTTACCTTGATTTGTACTCGATAAAGTCGTTTTGTGGCGCGTCGACAACATGTTACGTACACAAGTGGTACGACCAGAGTGGGAATAATCGAACGATAGCGACCTCTGCAACGATCGGTTTTGATCCTGTTATTATGACGAGCGGGACATTCAAAACAACGACGAACGGACAGGTTGCGATCTATTTTAACGTTCAGTTTTTGAATGACATTGTCGACACGCCTCTTTTGTATTCGTCGAATGGTTCGACTAGCATGTTTGTGCAGCAAGCGGTGTCTCAGTCGTACAATACCCCTATCGCATCGGAAGACTCAACGTCTAGCGCAAGCCCCCTCTATCTGTTAGAAGCGAACCAAAGCAACAATCAAGTGCTGTCAATGCTTATCAAAAGCGACTCCGCTTCGGTCGTATTGAGTGCAGGGAGCATATCGAGTACCCCCGCGTTTGATGGGACGTTTCGAACGATTACATATTCAGATCGTGGGAGCAGTGTACTTGGTTACGTTCAGGGTACGGCAGGATCGTCACAGAGCTACACGCGTAGCGGAACATTGACTTTGAATGAGTTTTGTATTGGCGGTTACAACTGCAAAAACTCGCTGGCGTATCCGTGGGTAGGGTATGTGACCGAAGCAATGTTTTTCCCAGAAGTACTTTCTACTATTGACCGGCAAGCTATTGAACACTCCGAAGAGCAGTTCTTCGGAATTTCGGGGGTATAACGTGCGCTTTTTCTCCATTTCATTCGCCTTAGCCATGCTTTTTGGAGGCGTAGCCGCCGCTTCCGCCGCGTCTCCTCCAAACTGGGCTACTCAATATCCCGCTCAAGCATCTTCCGGCTATTCGGCGTACCGATTTACGCATGGCATCGGGGCTAACGTGCATTGGAGCTATACCAACGCGGGGCAATGGGGAAACTATCCTTTTGTTAGTCAGTTGCTTGTGAATATGGGCTTCCACATGTTTCGGGGGTCGATCAACACAGACGCGATTCCTGGGACGAACAATGCTTATGCAAACTTTGTGAACTCTTTGTGTGCTCAAGGTTTAAAGGGAGAGTTCATCTCAGGGAATTCGACGACGTTCAATTCGAATTCATTCGTTGCAAGTCAATTGGCGTACTTGCAACCTGGGTGCGTTTTCGGTTTAGAAGGCCCCAATGAGCTTGATAACGGTGGGGATGCTTCGTGGGCGACTCACGATCAGCAGTCTATCGCCAACCTAAATTATCCCGGGGCGAAGCAATTTGGTGCAGGGGGGGTGTCGGTGCTATCTCCTTCGCTGCTTGGGTTTAATTTCACCCACCCTCAACAGCTCACGCTCGATAATTACGTCGACTTCACAAATATGCACGAGTATTCTTCTGGATGGACTCCTGAAAACGCTGGTTTTGGAGGTGTGCATTTCGGATACGTTTACGGCACGGTCGCCTACAACAAGGCGTTCGCTCAACAGACGACCTTAGTTTCGCCTAAGCCTGTTATCGCGACTGAGACCGGCTTTGCCAACCAGCCGGATTTTGGCGACGGAATTTATCAAGGTATTACTGGGAACATGGACCAGTATTCGGCGGGGGTGTATGGTGAGCGGAATGTGCTTTACAATTACATGAACGGCGTGCCGCAGACGTATATCTACGATCTGGTGGACGAGGAAACAGGGGATAATACTGACCATTATTGGGGTTTTGCTAGAGCGAACGGGACCCTTCGATACGGCGCTTATGGTATGCAGGGACTCTTGAAAATTCTCGACGACACGGCGGACCAGGGTGAGCCGTGTTCGCTGCCTTGGACGGTTAGCGGACCAACGCCGAACCCGTCGCCGGTGTACCCGAATACTGGCGTACAATATGAATCCGCCGGTTTTTGCAAATCAGACGGTTCATATGCTCTTGCGTTGTGGACGCCGACCCAGGTGTACAATCCGACGACACATGCTCCGCAGTACCCGACTACCCCCGTCAACGTCACTGTGGCATTAACTCCCGGCTACACACCCTCATCTGTTGTGCAATGGAGCCAGAATGCTCAATTACACTGGGCTTCGCAAAGTATTGGGACAGGGCCCCTTGCGTCTGTTTCGATAAACGACCGCCCGACGATCTTGGTGTTTAATCCAACTCAGCCAGTTGTATTGCCTCCGTTGCCTACTCCCCCCCCGACCCCCGCGCCGACAGGCCTGCAAGTCAATCAGATTGCACCGCAGATTGCGGCTCAATACGCTTCTGCCAACACCACGACTTCGAGCGGGACACTGCAGCAAGAAGTGTCGCCTCAAGTGGGTGATCTTCTCATTACGGCGCTGACGGCGGATCAAACAAACACCACCACGCAGTTCCCTGCGCCTATCCCTAACAAAGCTCTGTCCCTTGTGCCGATGACACGGTTCCCGAGTTACGACACGGCACCGTATTACAATTCTTCGGGGCAGCAAATTGTCTACCGTACAGTTGAATCGTCGACGCTCGGGGCAGTGTCTTGGCCCATTTCTGGGCAGAATTTGTTTTCGCTAGTTCAGGAGGACATTACTGGAGGCGTCAATTCAGCTCAACCGATTGGGGCGTATGCTTCTTCGACCAATACAAATGGCACGGTCGTGTGCCCGTCTGTCACCGTGCCACAAGCTGGAGACCTTGTTCTAGCGTTCGTTTCCATGAAGCATGGAGGTGATAATAGTTTGGTGCCCTATCCCACGTCCTTGACTTCCGGCTGGACAATTGACGGCTATCCAATTCCTACGTACGATGCGTCAATTGCTCTCCGCGATATGACCTTGACGACGACCGCGAACCAAACAGTGTCTGGGCCGACGTTTGTGTTTGCAGCAAGCGGCTATGTGCCGTGGTATTGCACGACAGTAGCTATTCAGCACCAGTAAACGGGCTAGGCCTCGGCGTTGACGTGGAGGCCTAGTCGTGCTACTCTTACTCTATGGACACACACAAGCCGCCTGAGACGCCCGAAGAAGAGCTGAAGCGTTGGTTTCGCGAGACTCGCGTTAATCGCAAGAAGCCCGATTGGCCTCTTTCTGATGCGGCGAAGGAGTATTTCCGCAGTTATGGGCGTCTCGGTGGGCGAAACACTTCAGAGAAACACGGCACTCGGCACATGATCGCTATTGCTCAGCGCGGTGGAGTGGCCACCCGTGAGCGTCGCCGGAAGACGGCAAAGGAAGAAATACATGGCTCTGATCTCAACCCTGGGTAAAGTTTTAGCTCCTTTTTTGCAGCAAGCTCTTGATGCGGCGAAAGCGGACGAGGCGACTATTGTCTCGACGTTGGCCAAGGAGAATCAAACCCTAGCAAATCTTCTTGACACATATCTCACCAACGAATTATCTGCTATTCCTGCTTTGCGAATTCTTTCGCCGTATATCGGAGCCATTCTCCCTGCTCTTACGGCGAAGCTTGTAGCTGATGCGGGTAGTGAGGAATCAGCAGTGGTGAACCTTCTTCTGCTGCAAGCGCAGAACGAGATAAACAAGCTCGCGTAATTTTTTTGGGAAGGGGGTTCGGGCTCCGAACTCCCTTCTTAAGGGTAGAAAAGAACCGCCCTCGAAACTTTGGGCGTGACCTTTTTTCATGTTGGGTTGCTTCCCTGGCAAGCCGATTTTTTATGCTGTACCGATCGCGTGGCGGGTGTTGTCGGGGGGCTTGGCTCTGGGAAAACGACGATCGTCGCGCATTGGTTTGTCGATCGCTTTATGGCATACCCTGCTGGGAATCATGTCGTCGTCGGCAAAGATCTCCCTCAGTTAAAAAACGGTACGTTAATATCGCTTCGTGAAGCGATTAAAGAGCGAGAGATTGAGTATACGTATAATAGTTCAACGGGTGAAATTTACATCGAAGAAAACGGCGCGCGCATTATGGCGAAAGGCGCGCGTAATTATGAGGGGTTTCGTTCGCTGGAAGCCGATACCATTTGGGCGGATGAGTTAGCGGATTGGGGTCCTTCGGGAGAAAAAGCGTTTACGCAGTACATAGCCCCTCGGTTGCGTGTATCGCCTGCTGGGAAAAAGTACCTTCCCGAGAATGGGGGAGACCTGCGAGAGCGGCTCCGTTTTTCGAGCAACCCTCCTCTTTCAACAAATCATTGGCTATACCGTATGTGCGTGACGGACAATTACTGCCGCGTTTGGAATGTGTCCGTGCGCGACAATTTCACTATGGGTGACCGTTTACAGCCGTACATTGAATCGGTCCAGCGTGGTCTTTCGCCTAATTTATGGCCTATTTTGGTCGATGGCCAATGGGGTAACGCGACAGTCGGCTCGGTTTATCGTACGTTTAAGCGTGCGCGCCATTGTGCTATCCCTCCGCCTCCGCTCAAGCCTCTAGAATACGATCCGACTAAGCCTATCCTTTGGACGCTGGACTTCAACGTCAACTTGATGTGCTCCGTGATTGCCCAATTACATCCTCAGCGGCGCATCGTGGAAGAATATGCGAGTCACAACCCTTTGAACTTTGCGCTGCCGCCGGAGCTGCAAGGGTTCGCGGGGTACCGGCCAGCGAAGCAAGCAGTCGAAGTGCAAGGGTATGCCCCGTTTTTGATTTATTTCCTCAAAGAGTTGCGCCTGAAGAATGCCGGTGTCCCCGACGTGGCTGATGCGTTTGTCCAAATTTATCGCCAACAAAATTGGAAGCAGCAAGTTATTCTGTATGGTGATGCGAGTGGTGGTGGGAAGAGCCAGCACTTATCGTCTCGTGCTTCTGCGCGCAGTGCGTGGGCGCTAATCGCGGAGCGCCTACGGAAAGAACGTATTCCTTTCTCTTTTCGTTTGCAAAGCGCAAACCCATCGGTGATGGACCGAGTGAACGCGGTGAATAGCCAATTGGGAACGCTTGGCGACGAAACTGGTTTGCTTGTCGACGAGCAAGAAGCGCCTTGGCTCTGTGTAGATTTTGAGACAGTGGACTGGGAGAAGGGCGGAACCAATGAGATTGACAAAAAAACCGATCCCGATTTAACCCATCTTTCCGACGCGGCGGGGTATCTTGTTTGGATGGAACGGATGTTGTTTCACGGAAAGCCGGTTAATTTCGCGAAGAATCCGATGGAGTTGTGAGGTGGTGTAGGTGTGCCGTCGAAATGAGGCGATAAAGTGGCTTTTGATGATCTGATTACTCGCTGGCGGAAAAGCGGGCATTATCCTCGTTCTGTCTCTTCGCGGTTTATGGACCTCGAGATACAGTCGCGCGTTCTTGACAATACGGTTTTCAATTGCCTAAAGCATCCTTTCACAAAAGAATACGACGGGCAACCCTCGCCGCATAATTATATCCCTTTAGAAGAACGCCGCCCCGCCCTTATTTTTAACATCGCAAAAGTTGTTGTTGAACAATCCGCCAGCCTTGTGTTCGGTGAAGCTCACGCCCCTTCTGTTCATCTTATCAGTGAGAGTTTGGACGAAGAGCAGCCTTCGGCGGACACGCTCCAAAGCCGCATTCATAAACTCTTTGAACGAGTCATTGAAGAAGCTGACCTCGATGCCAAAATGCTTTCTGCAATGATTAAGGGCTCGGTGGGCTCGGTTGCGCTTGTGTTGCGGCGCTTGCCGGATGGACTTCCGTGGATTGAAGTTTTAGAGTCGAAATTCTGTCGACCATTTTTCAATCAAGAGGATCCTCGGCTCTTAGATAGCCTTGAATATGTGTATTCTTTATCAGCAGAAGATCTACGCCTTGCGGGATACACGGGCGAGTATGATGACCGCGAAATGTATTGGCTGCGAGTGTTATACACTCCGCAGTTTGAACTGCGATCTTTGCCGATGGGGCAACGACGCTTTGAGCGCCTTGGAGAAAAAGACGACGACGAGCGTTCGATTATTTCTTGGGAGAAAGATGGCGAACGGTCTCGGGAAAATCCTTTTGGCTGGATGAATGTTTTGTGGATTCGCAATTTGGAGGCGGGGCGACAGATTGACGGTCCTTCGACGTTTCGCGATATTTGTGATTATATCATTGCGATTAGCTACCATTTGAGTCAGGTTGGGCGCGGTTATCATTACACGGCGGACCCTTGGTTATTAATCAAGCGTGGAGAAATGGCCAACACGCTGCCTCTTGCGGGGTTTAACGACTTTGAAGAGCAATCGACGTCTACGCCTGTGGATAGATCCCCCGCTTCTGCTCTTGTCATTGAGGCTGGCGGCGACGCAAAAATGCTTGAGATTTCTGGCCAGGGTTTGCTAGGGACCGATCAGCATATACGGTTACTACGTGAGTTTGCAATGGAAATGATTTCAGGGATGAAATCGGATCAGCAACATACGAATCACGCACAAAGCGGAAAAGCTTTGGAATACCTTCACCAGGCGCTGATGTGGTTGGTCGAACGATTCCGGCATTCTTACGGTAAAAACGGCTTTTTGCCGATGCTACGCATGGTGTTGCGTGGAGTTGTCGAGGGTGTACTCGAGATCCCTGGGGTACAGCCAGATGACATAGATCTTACTCAACCGTTGCGCTTGGTTTGGCCAAAATGGTTAGCGCCCACGGGCGTTGATCTACAGGCGACTATCGCCGCTATCCAAATGGCTCGCGGCGGCAGTGTGCAGAACCCGTATCAATTGCTGTCGAGCGAAACGTCGACACAATTAGCAGCGGGGGCGTTTGGCATCTCCGACACGAACCGAGCTGTTGCACAATTGGCTGAGGAAGTCAACGAGAAGGGCACAGATTCGTTCTCGGATTTAGCGTCCGCAAAAGTGCATGGTATAGTTACTTCTGCAAGCGTTTTAGAGAGAAAGGCACAACAAGATGGCGAACGAGACTGACTCCGACGAGAACCAAAACCCACAGAACCCGGATCAAGACCCAAAAGACACGAATCCGCCAAAACCCGACGAGAATCTCAGGGAGAATGGTTCGCCGAAGCAATATGATGAGGCGTACGTCCTGCGGTTACGGAAAGATAAGCAAAAGGCCGAAGAGCGCGCTAGAGACCTTGAGCGGGCTCAGCAGGCACGGGAGCAAAAAGAACTTGAAGAACAAGGGAAGCATCAAGAGATCGCCGAGAAAGAGCGTAAGGAGCGGGAACGGCTCGAGAATGAGCTAAAAGAAACTCGGACGCGTACGCAGATGCGTATTTTGAAAACAAAGCTTGAGACATACGCAGCGCAATTAGGTATTCTTGACTTAGATGACATTGAACTGATTAACACGGCGCAGGCTGAGTTCGACGAAGATGGAGAACCGCTAAACGCAAAAGAGCTTGTCGAGGCGTTTAAGGCAAAAAAGCCTGCCAAGTTTCGGGGGGATGAGCCTGCGGGCAAAGGGGGGGAGCCTCCTCAGAAAAAGGCCGCCGACATGCCTCCGGTGGGCAAAGGGGCTCGTGGAGAACGACAAACGGTAGACTATTTACGAGCGACCAAAGAAGAAGCCGACGCTGCTTGGGCGCGTTTTTCGCGTGGGAAACCGCTGTAAAAAGGGACGGGAATTTTGCCCTCTAAACAAGCAAGCATTCGGCTGTTTAGAGGGCAGCCTTGGTCGGCGAAACCCGAGTCAAGCTCGTGAGCCTGGTGACGTGAGTAGATAGTCCGGTTAACCCGGTGATACACCTCGGACAGTATCGTGTTCTAGGAGCGCCTAATG